TTGGCGCTGTGGGGCGTAAAGACCTGTAAACGCGACCCGACCCGCAAGATGCGCATCGGGTGAAAGGAGCACCATGACCACCACCTTTTCTTTTGGCACTGTGCCGGGCTTGACCGGGGAGGAACAGCGGCAGCTGACCGAGCTGACCGAGGCCTACAACTACCACCAGAGCCGCAACGCCACCAAGGACAAGTATTATGAGGGACACGTCACCTTGCAGGACGTGAACCTTGGCATTGCGCTGCCCAAGGGGCTGAGCAAGCTGGAGGTCGGCTGCAACTGGGGACAAAAGGCGGTGGATGCACTGGCATCCCGCAGTATGTTCGATGGCTTTGTGAGCAACGGCGGTGCGCTGGACGGGCTGCAAAAGCTGGTGGCAGACAACCGTTTGATTTCCGCCTACGCCAAAGCCTGCCGGGATCAGCTGAAATATGGCTGCGTGTTCGCCACCCTGTCCGCAGATACGGACATTGGCTGCCGCATCCGCTTCCACTCCCCTGCCACGGCCTCCGCGCTCTGGAACGGTGAGAAGGGGCGCATCGACTGCGGGCTTGCCATAATCGACACGGTACAGGACGAGCACCAAAAAGACAGCTGGCGGCCTGCGCTGGTCAACTTCTACACCGACACCGCCGTCATCGTGCTGCGCGCGGTCGGCAGCAGCTGGGCGGCGGAGCGGAAGCCCCACCGGATGGGGCGTCCGCTGATGGAGCCGCTGATCTGGAACGCCACCAGCAACAAGCCCTTTGGCCGCAGCCGCCTGAAGCGTGCCATCCGTTCCCTCATCGACGACTATGTACGCACCGTGGCCAACGCCACCATCGCGCTGGAGTTTGACACCACGCCCCAGAAGTACATTCTCGGTGTGACCGATGAACAGTATGACGCCATTACCTCCGATAAATTCAAGCAGTATGTCGGTGCGCTCATCGCTGCCACCTCCAACCCGGAGACCGGCGAAAACCCGGTCTTTGGGCAGCTGGCGCAGGGCAGCTTGCAGCCCCATGTGGAAAAGATGCGGATGACCGCCACCCAGTTTGCTGCAGCCACCGGCCTGACCGTGACCGACGTGGGCGTGGTGAACGATGCCAACCCCACCAGCAGCGATGCCATTCTTGCCCAGAGCCAGACGCTGGTGCTGATGGCGCAGCAACTGAACACCGGCAACGGCGATGCCCTGCACACCATCGCCTGTATGGCGCAGGCCATTGCCCGAAACGTATCCCTGACCGAGCTGACCGAGGACGAGCGCGGCGTGATGGCGCACTTCAAAAACCCCGCCATGCCCAGCGTGGCGGTGACTGCGGACGCTGCCATCAAGATCGCAACCGCCCGGCAGGAGTTCGCCAGCACCGACACCTTTCTGGAGATGATCGGCTTCGATCAGGCGGATATCCGGCGTATCCGGGCACAGGAGCAGCGGGCGCGCGGGCAGGCGCTGCTGATGGAGATGGACGATGCAGATAACGACACGGACGTGGAATAATTACATTGCCCGGCTCTCCCGGCTGAACGAGGCTGCCGGGCAGAAAATGCGGGAGTACATCCGGCTGCACGGCACCGAAAACACCGAGGAGCTGATCTCCTACGCCTACGCGGTCATCACCCGGTACGGCGAGGGCAGCGCGGAGCTGGCCTGCCAGATGTACGACGCACTGGCCGAGGCCGAGGGGATGCTGCTGCCCGCAGCAGAGCCTGCCGCCACTGCCAGCTATGGCGAGGTTGCCCGCATGGTGCACGCCACCAAGGACCAGAACCCCGAGAATCTGCCCAGCGGCGTGAGCCGCCTTGTCAAGCGGGCGGGCGCAGACACCACCCTGCACAACGCGGTGCGGGACGGCGCACAGTGGGCATGGGTGCCCCACGGGGACACCTGCCCCTTCTGCATCACGCTGGCCTCCCGTGGCTGGCAGACCGCCAGCCAGAAGCTGCTGAAGAATGGGCACGCGGAGCACATCCATTCCAACTGTGACTGTGAGTTTGCGGTGCGGTTCCACTCCGGCACAAGCGTTGCGGGCTACGACCCGGAGAAATACCTCAAGCAGTACCGGGATGCCGGCAGCGATGTGAACGCCATGCGCCGCATCGACTACGCCGCCCGGAAGGATGCCATCAACGCCCAGAAGCGGGCGGCGTATGCGGCGCAGGCATACCGCAATGATCTGGGTGCGGCAAGCAAGATTATTCTGACCCGCAGAGCGGAATCTGTTGAAATCTCCGTGAAGCAGGTCGAATCTTACAAAACGCCTGTTTTTGTTTCAGATAAGGCATCTATCAAGCCCAAGGCACTGCACAAGGCCAATCAGAACACAGAGCACTCGTTGACCAACTGGGGTGTAAGTATCAACCGCAAGCCAAAAATCGTGATTGTCAGTGACGATGAGTTGCGCGGCGCATTGGGTATCTATGACCCTTGTGAGAATATTGTTTACTACGCTGAAAGCATCGGCAAAAAAGCTGTTCAGGAAGCGTCTGGCGGTGCAGGTGCCATTGAAGCCCATGAAATGTGGCACATGAAGCAGGCAGAGGACTTCCGGCAGGCAGGCTGGACGATCACCCGCGAAAATCGTGGAGAGTATCTTGATGCTCTGTGTAAAAAATGCAAAGAACACATTGACAAACTCGGTGTAACGCGCGATAATGTAGGAGAAATCAGCAAATATGCCGCTGATATGTACTTAGTCGAGCGCTATGACGAAGTCGAAGCGGAATTTATGTCGTTGAGGAGGCGAACGTGATTATGTGCACATTGGGCTATCCCCCGGAAATTCAAAAGCTGGTCGATACGTTCGACCCCTATCGCAAAGAGATCCTTTCAAAAAATTATTCTGGTATCCCTGATGACGCATTGAAGGCGTATAATAAATTCAAAAGCTGGGCATGGGAACAGGATCAGTAATTAAACCACGATGCACACGCACCGTGGTTTTTGTTTACCTATTTTTAGCACGATGCAGACTGCACCGTGCTTTTTTATGCCCATTTTGCCCGCATGAGGACGAAACGGGCACCATCGCAGCGGGCAGTGCGTACCCTGCCCACAACCGGACGCAGACGGAGAACTGCGTCACCAAACCGAGGTTTTACCCACAGAAAGGAGTTTCCACCATGAAACGCGAAGACGTAAAGAACAAGATCCCCGGCATTACCGAGGAGCAGCTGAACTGGCTCATGCAGGAGAACGGCAGCGATATCACCCGGGAGAAAAACGCAGCCGCAACCCTGCAGACCCAGCTGAACAGTGCACAGGCACAGCTCAAGACCGCACAGGACGGCCTGAAGGCCTTTGACGGTGTGGACGTTGCCGGGCTGCAGGCGCAGGTGACCAAGCTGAAGGCGGATATGCAGGCGCAGGCCGATGGCTTTGCCTTTGACAGTGCCCTGAACACCGCCATCCTCGGCAAGAAGGGCCGCAGCGTGGATGCAGTGCGCGCTTTGCTGGATCTGGATGCCCTGAAGGGCTCTAAAGACCGCACCACCGACATCAACAAGGCGCTGGAGGACGCAGTCAAGGCGAACCCGTGGGCGTTCGGCGACACCCAGCCTGCCGGGTATCCCAACGTCCGGGATGGCGGTACTCCGAACCATATCCCCAGCCAGCCGGACGGCGTTCTGGCTGCCTTCAGCAAACTGAACCCGAATCTGAAAATCTGATCCGTGCAGCAGCACGGAGAAAGCGAGGTATTTTTATGGCACATGCAAATCAGGAGCGTTGGGCATCCTATGTGGACGTAAAGCTGCGTAACACGCTGGTGACCCGCGACAATCTCATCTTCAACAGCCGCTACGAGGGCGACCCCACTTCCGGCAAGGTCAAGATTCCGGTGCGCGACACCGAGGTGGCCGTCAAGGAGTACGACAAGGCCAACGGCGTTGCTGCCGACGTGGGCACCACCACCTATCTGGATCTGAACATCGACCACGATGAGGCAGTCAACGAGCTGATCGACGGCTACGATGCCGACAGCGTGCCCGATGACATCGTGGCAGAGCGTCTGGACAGTGCCGGTTACTCTCTGGCGCTGTCCATCGACAAGAAGTCCATCGACGCGCTGGAAAGCGCAGCCGGTGCTACCATCAGCGCCACCAAGACCGCCGCCACCGAGGCCAACGCCTACAAGCTGGCACTGGAGGCCAAGCGGGTGCTGGGCCGCAAGGGCGTGCCCAACGAGGGCCGCTTCCTCATCGCGTCCCCGGAGTATCTGGAGGTGCTGATGCTGGACGAGCACTTCATCAAGCAGGGCGACCTGTCTCAGGAGATGGTGCAGCAGGGCGTTGTTGGCCGCATTGCGGGCTTCAATGTGTTCGAAAGCAACAACATGGACTACGAGTCCACCACCCGCGTCAGCAGCAAAAAGACCACCACCGAGTTCATCGCCGGTCACCCCAACTGGTGCCACCGCGTCATGGAGTGGCAGACCGCTGTGCACCTGCAGGATCTGTCCGGCTCCGGCAAGTACATCGGCGCATCCGCTGTGCAGGGCCGCAAGGTGTACGGCCTGAAGGTCTCCAAGCCCCAGACCCTGTACATCAAGCGCACCGAGACCGCCGCCTGATGAGGTGCCGCCATGAGCTACGCAGAACTGCAGGACGTGGAGGCAGGCTTCCGCGTCCTGTCGGATGAGGAGCGCGGCCGCTGCACCGCCCTACTGAGCGAGGCGGCGCTTATCATCGACGCCTACAACGCCGATGCCGACGCTGACCGCAAGCGGCTGGTATCCTGCCGGATGGTGCGCCGTCAGTTGGGCGAGGACGACAGCGGGGGCGCTGTCACCTTCCCCATGGGCGCAACGCAGGGAACTGCCACGGCGCTGGGCTACAGCCAGAGCTGGACCATGAGCGGCGGCTCTACCGGCGAGCTGTATCTTTCTAAGCTGGAAAAGAAGCTGCTGGGCGTGGGCAGCAGGCTGGGCGCACACAGCCCGCTGGAGGACTTATGCTGAAGGGCATCGATATCATCCTGTATGAAAAGACCAAAACCGGCGAGGACGGCTTCCACGATCCCATCTACGAGGAAAGCCCTGTCACCGTGCACAATGTGCTGGTGGGGCAGCCTACTGCCGAGGAGATCACCACCGAATTGCAGCTGACCGGGCGACGCATCGCCTATACGCTGGCAATCCCAAAGGGCGATACCCATAACTGGGACAACGTCCGGGTGGCGTTTTTCGGACAGACCTTCCGCACCTGCGGCGGGGCTGTGCAGGGCATCGAGGCCATGATCCCGCTGCGCTGGAACAAGAAAGTGCAGGTGGAACGCTATGAGTAAGGTAACCATCAAGCTGAACCGCAAGGGCGTGCGGCAGCTGCTGCAAAGCCCGGAGATGGAGAACGCCCTGACCGGCATCGCCTTTGCGGCGCAGAACCGCCTTGGCGAGGGCTACAAGGCCAGCTACTACAAAGCCAGCACCCGCGTGGTGGCCAAGGTAAGCGCCGAAAGCCCTGCCGCCCGCAAGGAGAACGCCGACACCAACTCTATTCTGAAGGCGCTGAAGTGATATGATCGAAGAAATCATCCAGAACTATCTGCGTGAAAACGCTTTTCCCTGTTATCTGTCCGTGCCGGAGAAGCCCTCCGGCAATTTTTGTGTGCTGGAAAAGACCGGCTCCGACTACAAGGACGGCATCTTTACCGCTACGCTGGCGGTTCAGTCCTACGGCAGCAGCGACTATGCCGCTGCGCAGCTGAGCCACCGCGTGGTACAGACCATGCTGGACGCGGACACCCTGCCGGAGATCGTCTCCTGCACACTGAACACCGACTACAATTTCCCGGACACCACCCGCAAACTGCCCCGGTATCAGGCGGTTTTTGAGGTGGTGCATTACTGACGAAAGGAGCATTTTTATGAATGCAAAAAATGTGACCGCAGCAAAGCCCAAGGTCGGCGGCGCCATCTGGTGCGCACCGCTGGGCACGGCTCTGCCCACGGACGCCAAGAGCGATCTGGATCCGGAGTTCAAGTCTCTGGGTTATATCTCCAAGGACGGCCTGACCAACTCTAACTCTCCCTCTAACGAAAATACCGCTGCATGGGGCGGCGACACGGTGCTGAGCCTGATGACCGAGCGCACGGATACCTTCCAGTGCACGCTGATCGAGGCGTTGAACGTGGAAGTGCTGAAGACCGTATACGGTGACGACAACGTCACCGGCACGTTGGAGACTGGCATCACCGTCAAGGCCAGCGCCGACGATCTGCCCTTCTATGCTTACGTTGTGGAAATGGTGCTGAAGAACAATGTGAAAAAGCGCGTGGTCATCCCCTGCGGCACCGTAACCTCTGTGGGCGATATCACCTATGCAGACGGCACTGCCGTTGGTTACCAGACCACCATCACCGCGATTGCCGACACGGATGGCAAGACTCACTACGAGTATATGCAGAGTGCTGGCAAGTAAGGAGGACTATCATGATCACTGCAAAGACCGAATCCGGCTTTTCCATTGAGCTGGAAGAGAGCACGCTGGACAACATGGAGGTGCTGGACGCACTGTCTGATCTGGACGAGGGCAACCCGCTGGCCATGTCCCGGCTGGTCGTAAAGCTGCTGGGCAAGGACGGCAAAAAGCGCCTGTACGACCATCTGCGTACCGAGGACGGCCGTGTGCCTGCGTCTGCCGTTGAGAGCGCCATCATGGAGCTGTTCCAGTCCATCAACGCCGGAAAAAACTCTGCATCCTCGCCGAACTGATCGCAACGGACGAGGACGCGCTGATCTGCGATTTTGTCCAGTATTACAACCTGCTGAACTGGCGTGCCCTGCCGGTGCGGCTGGCGGCCACTCTGGCTGCCGGTCTGCCGCCGGACAGCCGCAGCATGATGGTGCTGCATGGGCAGAAACTGACCCTTGCGCATACCCTGCAAGCAGCCGAACTGGACACCCTGCAGGCCATCTGCTGGCGCATCGGACAGCTTGCGAATGTGAACGAGAAACCGCCCACATCCATCCTGAACACCCTGCTGGGCAGGACAGAAACAGAATCCGAGGACAGCCCGGTTCAATATTTTGACAGTCCCGAGGAATTTGAGGCGGCGATGCGCGCCGCAGAAGGAGGTGAACCAGATGGCAAACGGCATTGAACTGGCAAAGGCTTATGTCCAGATCGTGCCCTCTGCCGATGGCATTCAGGGCAGCATCAGCCATATCATGGGCGGCGAGGTCTCTGCCGCCGGTGAAAGCGCCGGCACGCTGCTGGGCACAAAGCTGGTGGGCACCCTGAAAAAGGTGATCGCCGCTGCTGGCATCGGCAAGATGATCTCGGATTCCCTGAACCTTGGCGGCGCACTGCAGCAGAGCATCGGCGGCATCGAAACGCTGTTCGGCACGGGCGGACGCAGCATAGAAGAATATGCCAAGTCCGTGGGCAAATCGGTGGATGCCGTCAAAGACGAATATGCATCTCTGATGCAGTCCCAGCAAACTGTTTTTGACAATGCCGCACAGGCGTACCGGACGGTGGGTTTGTCCGCCAACGAATACATGGAGCAGACCACCAGCTTTGCCGCCAGTCTGCTGTCCAGCGTGAGCAAGGACACCAATACTGCTGCACAGCTGGCCAACATGGCCATGGTGGACATGGCCGACAACGCCAACAAAATGGGCACTGACATGGCATCCATCCAGAACGCCTATCAGGGCTTTGCGAAGCAGAACTATACCATGCTGGACAACCTCAAGCTCGGCTACGGCGGCACGCAGGCAGAGATGCAGCGGCTGCTGACCGATGCAGAGAAGCTCTCCGGTGTGCATTACGAGCTGGGCAATCTGGCCGATATGTACAGCGCCATCCATGTCATCCAGACCGATCTGGACATCACCGGCACCACGGCAAAGGAAGCCGCCACCACCCTGACCGGCAGCTTTGCAGCCATGAAGGCGGCGGCGCAGAACGTGCTGGGTGACTGGAGCACCGGTGCAGACCTAACCGCACCCATGCAGGCGCTGGCAGATACCGCCCGCACCTTTTTGCAGGGCAACCTGCTGCCCATGATCGGCAACGTGCTGGCGGGCATCCCGCAGCTGGTGTACGGCCTTGTACCGGAGGTGCTCCAGACCGGCACGGAGCTGGTCAGCAGTCTGGCGGCGGGCTTTGCGCAGGGTATCCCGGCGTTTCTGTCCACTGCCCTGCCGCAGCTGCTCTCCTTTACCGAGGAGCTGCGCGCCAACGCGGGGCAGTTTGTGGATGCGGGGCTTAACTGCATCACCCAGCTGCTCAACGGCCTGATTGCCGGTCTGCCGCAGCTGATTGCCTATGTGCCGGATATCATCATCAACATTGCGGGAATCATCAACGACAATATGCCCAAGATCCTTGCGCAGGGTATCTCCATCATCGTGCAGCTGATCGCGGGCATCATACAGGCCGTGCCTTCCCTGCTGGCCAACTGGAAGAAGATCCTGCAGGCGGTGCTGTCGGTGATCTCTGCCATCAACTGGCTGAACATCGGCAAGAACATCCTCACCAGCGTGGCGAACGGCGTAAAGAGCATGGGCTCCAGTATGCTGACCGCCTTCAAGGGCGGATTTTCCAGCGCGCTGAGCTGGATCAAGAGCCTGCCCGCGCAGGCGGTGAAGTGGGGCAAAAACCTGATACAGGGCTTTATCAAGGGTTTGACCGGCAAGGGCAATGTGGTGAGCAATGCTGCCACCGCTGTCACTGCCGGTATTTCTTTGGCCGAGACCGCCAGCGGCAAACAGGACAACTGGGCTGCCAGCTGGGCAAGTTCCAACACAAGCCTTGGCAGCAGCGCCCAGACTATGGCGGAGATCGCCATCCCGGCCTATACCAAGTCCGGGGATGCTGCCGTGGCTTCGGCCTCCAAAGCCGCTGCAGCAGCGTCCAAGACCGCCACGACGGCCTCTGTGGTCAGCTCCTACGCCGACACTGTCACCGAGGTGCTGGGCAAGGTCACCCGCACCACCCAGACCACCGACGAGGTGCTCTCCAACGGCCAGAAGCAGCAGAAACAGACCATCACCGAGACCAGCCGCCAGCTGGTGAACGGCGTGCTGAAGGATATCAAGACTGTTACCACCATCGGCGCAAACGGCAAAAAGACCGTGCAGCAGACCATGGAAACGGTGCGGGAGCTTGCCTCCTCCGTCACCTCCACGAGCGAGGCGCTGGTGGATGGCATCCGCACCACCACCCAGACCGTGACCGAGACCCTGACCGACGGCACCGAGAGCCAGAAGCAGACCATCACCAAGACCTACACCGCCATCATCGACGGCGCCCTGCGCACGGTGAAGGAGGTAAAGACCATCGCCGCCGACGGCACCGAGCAGGTGGCAAAAACGCTGGAGGAAGCCTCCGCCAAGAACTTCTCCGGCCTTGTGCAGGGCTGGAAGAAGGAAGCCGACAAGGGCGTGCTGGGCACCTTCAGCACGCTGATCTCTGCCGTAAAAAGCAAGGACTGGAAGTCCATCGGCCAGTGGGTGCTGTCCACACTGTACAACGGCCTTGCACCGGAAAGCCAGAAGTTCATTGATGACTTCGGGCAGAACCTCATCCAGCAGCTGAACAAGGCGCTGGGTGATAAGATTAGCAGCATTTCGCAGAAAGCCTGGGACATCGGCAGCAGCATCGCGGACGGCATCGCCAAGGGTCTGGGCAATGCGCTGGGCAAGGACGGCGGGGTGCAGGATATCCTGAATGGCCTGAACGTGGATGTCTCCGACGTCGGCAGCAAGATCATGAGCGTGCTGGGCACCATGGGTACCAGCATCGGCACTTTTGTCTCCAACGCGGGCACGGATATTGCAAACCTTGCCGGGAGCATGGGCAGCCTTGGCACGATCGCCGAGGGCGCAGGCGGGCTGATTGCAAAGGTGGGCAGCCTGATTATGGCAAACCCGGAGGCCGCCGCGATCATCGCCATTGTGGCGGGCGTGGTGGCGCTGGGCGTGGCGCTGTGGGCAAAGTTTGGCAAGGGCAAGAGCAGCGGCACTACCAGCACGCAGCACGTGCACTCCTACAAGGATATTCAGGACGCTTACTGGTACGGCAACGAGCGTGCTTTTGCAGGCTACGACTACCGCACCGACCCCTACGTCATGAACCCGGACAACAACGCCATGCTGACCTATCAGGCCAAAATGCAGGCGCAGATGGAGCGGCTCTACGGTGTGGTGGAGAAATATCTGCCGGAAGCCGGAAACAGCGTGATCGCGCTTGACGGCGAGCAGGTGGGACGCATCATTACCCCCAGTGTAAACAGAAGTCTGGGAGACCTTACGGTGCTGAGCGAACGAGGAAACTAATATGTACGATATCTACGCATACCCCTACGGCAACCCAGACGCAAAGCTGCTGCTTTATCGTCCCAACGACCCGCAGGCGCTGGTGCTGTCCCCCAAGCTGACCCGCGAGGTCAGCAAGGGCGGCAGCCTTGTTTTTACCATGACGCGGGATCATGCACAGTACGATATGCTGCAAAAGCTGAGCACGGTTGTGCAGGTGCGGCGGGATGGCAAAGAAATCTGGCGCGGACGGGTGCTGAAGCACGAGGCCGATTTTTATAACCGGCGGGTAGTGTACTGCGAGGGCGCGCTGAGCTATTTCAACGATTCCTCCATCACCCCCTTCAACTACAAGGGCACGCTGCGCCAGTTTTTGCAGCACCTGATCGACGCACACAACGATCAGGTCAAAAGCAAGATGAAATGCTTCCAGCTTGGCACCGTGACGGCGGCGCTGGGCAACCTTGTGGTGCAGTTCGGCGATGCCGACCAGTACGGCGTTGGCGAGGACTACGGCAAAGTGTGGGACATTCTGGACAAGCTGGTGCTCAAAGTGTTCGGCGGGTATTTTTATTGCAGCTTTGATGCGGCTACCGGCTACAACGTGCTGAACTACTGCGATCAGGCAGTGGAAGCCAAGCGGCAGACCGCCCAGAAAATCGAGTATGGACGCAACCTGCTCAACCTGAGCGAGACCACCGACGCCACCGACCTTTATACCCGCATCTATCCTATCGGCTCCAAGCACACGGTGGACACCTCCAAGTGGTACTACAAGCTTATGTGGTGGCGGGACCCCTCCAAGGATAAGCACGAGGAGCGCTGGGGCATCATGGAAACAGATGCCGCTACTGTTGCGCAGTATCTGCCTGCATCTGGCTACTCCTACAACTTGGAAGAGGGCTGGATCCAGAACAATGCAGCCGTGCAGAAGTTCGGCATCATCACCCGCATCGTGGAACTTGACACCGACAGCGCGAACGACACCTTTGCAGCCGGTGTGCAGGCATTGCAGCAGAACTACGCCATGAAAACCAGCTACGTCATCCGGGCGGTGGACCTCGTAGACGCAGGCTACGATACAGACCGGCTGGATTTTTCCATGTACTCCCACATTGTCAGCGCACCGCACAGTGTGGATGCCGTGATGCTCTGCACAAAGCTGGTAGAGCCGCTGGAAAAGCCTGCGCAGAAAGAGTTCACCTTCGGCATGACCCGCCGCACCCTGACTGACCGGCAGGTGGCCAACATGGGCACGACCAATCTGCTGCAGGAAAGTGCCTATACCTCTGAAAAATACCATCAGGATATGCTGAAGCGGTTGTTTGAATACGCCGAACAAGCAAAAAAGGATTCCGATGAAGCCGCCAAGACCGCCACAAACTTTTTGGAGTACACCCCGCAGAACGGCCTTGTCGTCCGACATGATTCTCTGCCCGGCAAACGGGTGCAAATCATGCATGACGGCATCCGGGTCACGGACGGCACCAGTATGGTCAATATCCAGCCTGATGGGATCTCCATCACGGACGGCGTGGGCAGCTGCTCGATCAATAGCGGTTCAATTACTTTCCACGGCATCCGAAACAAGCAGGAGCTCTGGTATAACAGCGAAACAACTTTTGCCGCCCAGACTATCCGACCGAGCGGCCTGTCCGGCTACTCTGCGCTGCTGATCCTGTTCCGCAGCCAGAAAGACGGAACGTGGTTCTCTGGCGGTGGCAATGCGGGACTGGTCTCTATGATCGTGCCCGTGAATGGCGTGGAAATGAGCATGGTATACCCATGGAACACCGTGCACAAACGCAGCGTGACCGTATATACAGACCACATCGTTTTTGGCGAGGGGTACGAAAGAACTTCGAGTTATACAACCGGTGTCCTCGGCACCGCAACCTACTTCTCCCTGCAGTCCCCCACGAGCGACGGCTGGAGCACAAGCAACGGCATGTGCGTGCCATACAAGATTTATGGGTTTATGTAATGAAAAAAGAAGGCTTTAAGTATCTGGCAAAGGTTTGCTCTGATGGCAGACTGTACAATGGCGCATGGTACCATATCAGCTTTTTGCCCGTACCTGAGCCCAACGAGGCTGTTTTTGACGAATTTCCCGAGACTGGAAACGGCACGAGCTGCAGCGACTATGTATGGGACGGCAAAAAACTAATCTACAGCCCGCCTGAATCTCCCGCC